TTAAACTGATAACAATCATAATCATCAGCTAAACCAATAAAATATTTTTGGGTTTTAGAAAGCTCTACTTTGTCTTTAAACGTGTTGTACATTAACTTTGCACAACTTGTTGTTTCTTTTACTATAGCTTTTGCAATTTTATAAACATTTAAAGCTTTAACATGGGACAAATGATGATCAATGATTTCAATATTTTTTCTATCCACTAAATCAGAATGCTTAGATACATCTAAATCTAAAATATAAATTTTATCAAAATCGTTAGCATTATTTTGATCTAAAAATGTTAAAAAGTCTTTGCGAAAATTGGTAACTGTAGTGGTTTTAAAAACAAGTTGCCCAGGTTTAGCTCCTAATGCCCAATGTAGCATTAGTAATGAAGCAACTCCGTCTAAATCAAAGTCTGTAAAAACGTATATCTTGTTAAAGCTCACTATAATCTATTTAACCTACCGGCTTATATTTTCCAGCTTATTTTCTAAGTCAGCTAATTCATCTAAACCACCACCGGATTTGTTACCGGTTAAACCAATATACCCTTTCTCTTCAGTTAATGATAAAGTAGTATAGTCTATACGCATTGCTGTTGCTCCGTGTTTAGGCCCTAAACGGTTCTTTACCCCGGCTACCTTAATAATACCTAAATCTTGATCGCCTTCTTCTTGGTAGATAGCCCATACAACGTCTGCAGTAAACGCTACACCTAAAGATTCACTTACGGTATCCAGACTTGGTTTCTCCATACCTTCACGGTTAGTTTGAATAGCACTCACTACAGGCATGTTAAAGAAGTATGACAATGCTCTTAATTCTTCTGCAGCTACCTTACCTTGTTCATAAGAATTATCTCCTTGCGATGCCTTTATTAGTCCAAGATAGTCTATCACGAGTATATCCGGTTTTATCCCAGCCTTTACTAAAGATTCAAGATAGGCCTTAATACCTGCTACAGTAATGGATTTCGGTGGGAATTCCTTAATGATTAACTTACGCTTATGTGTATCGGTTACTCCTTTAAAATAAGAATCTAAAGAGGATACTTGATCTTGAATATTGTTAATAGGGATTTTAGAAAGATGGCTACTAATACGTTTAGCATACATCATTTCAGGCATTTCTAAAGATATAAGAACTGTAGTTAAGCCTTTATTAGCCATATTAGCTGCTACATTACCCAAGAAGATAGATTTACCCACGTTAGTCGGTCCTAAGAATAGATAAAGTGCTCTACCGTTCTTCATTAAACCACCACCTATCTTATCGTCAATAAACCCCCACCCAGTAGGTAATACTTCACTCTTTGTACCTAACTCTGTAATAATTTTTTCGTAATCACCGAAAAAGTCTAAACCAATATCACTAACTAAAGTAATATTACAAGCTTTTTCAAATAAACCTAAAAACTTAGAGTAATCTACGGACTCTTTAGATAAATCATCTGCTATCTTTAATACAGTGTTGTATACAGCTTTTTCTTTAAAAAACGTTTCAGTATTAGCAATAAGCTCATCCATATTGAGCTTTGTATCGTATTGCTTATATGTGGTTACTGTGTCTTTAAATAACTTTAAATCTTCTTCTTTACTAAGATATGTTTTAATCTCAGTAATGGTAGGTAATACTTTACGTTTTGCGTAAAAGTCTTTAATAATACCTATAACAAGCCTATTACCAGGGTTCTTAAAGTTATCTGGTGTTAAATGATCGTATACAAGTGAGGTATAGTAAGAGTTCGTTAAACATTGACATGCTACAATGTTCTCAAAGAAATCACTATTAACTTGCAGGCTGTTCTTCTTCATACCTTATTATTATATATTAAAGATAAAAAAAGCTAAGGTTGCCCTTAGCTTTTCTTTTTATTCTTTTGTAAGCTCTTCAGCTTCGTCAAGAACTGGGTTACTTGACCCGTACCCGACTTTCTCTTTAAGAGTCTGTTCAAGTACCGGCAGTACCTTATTGTCCCAAAACTCGGTATCGTTTTCCCAAGTCTTTCTGTAACCAATCTTTTCACCATTGAGTTGGAATGTAGCACCGGTTTGCTGTATAACACCAAACGCTACTGCCATATCAGCTAAGCCTGCATAACGACTTAAACCAGTACGGAAGTTATTGTATAGTTCTGCCTTTAAGAAAGCAGGTACAAAGCGGTTCTTTACTGTCATTGCTGACAATGTAACACCACTTACGTTATGAGCTACAGCGATTGATTCTTGTCCTTCGTTTTTATCAATCTTCTCGTTTCTAGTCGCAAGCTGAACCAACAAAGAAGCAAGATAAATAGGGCCAGAGCCACCGGACTGCTTTTTAACCAATTCAGGATAGAGTGAAGTTGGGTTGTCATAAATGTGATTAGTAAAAAGAATAGGCACACGAGCCTTAGCTGCTTTAAAGGTTAAAGCGCGCATCATAGACTTCATTGCTTTAGCCTTTGTACCCATATCTGCTGCATCCTTACCTTCTGTAACGTCGCGAAGCTCTTTAGCACTTGCTAAGTTACCAAGACTGTCAATAGCGATAATAACCTTTAAGTTAGGGTCATTAGCTGCAATAATCTTATCTAAGAATGTAGCGATTTGGTTGCGGCAATCTTCTACAGTTTCAACTGGGTAGTATTTTAAACGTTTTGGATCAATACCAACACCTTCTGCAGATTGCTTATCTACTGCTGCTTCCGTATCCCAGACAGCAGCAAAGTAGCCCTTCTTTTGAGCGTTCGCAATGATCTTATTAACAATAAGCGTCTTACCCGCACCGGAAGGCCCGGAAAAACCAGTAACCCTACCAACAGGAATACCCTTATAAAGAGATCCAGAAAAGATAGCATTAAGTGCATAAGAGCCGGTATCAATCCAGTCGCCTACAATAGAAAGAGAGTTATCATCTGAAAGCAGAGATGCATCTGCATTTAGTGCATCTACTGCCTCAAAGATATCTTTCATTGACGAAATCTTAGTCTCGTCATTGTTTTCGTCTGTACGTGGTTTACGTGCCATATTAGTTAGCGTCGTCAAATAACTTAACTACAGGGGTGTTTGCATTAACTGTTGTAGTTTGAAACATTTGAATATATTGAGTGATCAAGTTAGCTTCTAACTTAGTATCACTTTGAACTACAGCACTCTTTGCATATGTCCAGTTAGCGAATTCATCACGGTTAGTAGTAAACTCTCTAAAAAATAAAGGATAAAGCTGTACTTGTAGTTTCTTGTCTGGTGTAGGTGTAACATTCAAGATACATGGCTTGGTAACCGTAATTGTTGCATCGTCTTGAGAAACAAGAGTAGCAATAATAGTGCGTTGAATATTATCAAGGAATACGATAGTTTGGTCTGTGCTCATATAGTTATATTAATATAGTTTTTGTTTTAATCAAGGTTATTGACGTGGGAATTTAAAATAAGGTGCTTTTGCATTAATAAGATACTTGTTGAGTAATTTCTTGTGAGATGCACGAGTAGGAACAATATCCCAACCACCACGTCTTGCATAGTAACATGTCACCATAAGTTCTTCTGGTTGTAATAAGTCCCATAAGCGCTTATAAGCAGCTTCACAAATTTCTTCATGGAAGTGACACTCGTTACGGAATGAAACGATCCACTCTAATAGTGATTGCTCTGTTACTGCTTTATTACCTTTATAATAAATAAAGATATCACCTGAGTCTGGCTGCTTTGTAATCTTACAGTTAGAACGCAACAAAGTACTCATATAAAAGTGTTGTTCTGTTGATTCGGTTTCATTAGCTACTAATAGATCAGCGTTTTCGTTAAATACAGTAAACTTAATTTTTTCTGCACTTTTAATCTGTTCTAACGGACGCCAAATATTAGCACTATGATCTGAAAACCAGATTCCTCTATCTGCTTCAGTTTCAGAGTCAGTAATTTGAGAAAATAGTTCTACCTTAACATCAGTCTCTAATAACAAAGATAAGTCTTTAGAAGCTGTTTGCTTAATGTTCTTAAGTACTTCTTTAGTGTTCTTACCCATTTTCTGCATGTTAAATGAGTTCCAGTATAGCTTCATTGACTTAGACTCTACAATGAAATCATTCTCAGCAGAATAAACTACTTTAGCAACACAAGTAACAGGTAAACCGTTATCTGTTAATGCACTACATTCATAACCGTTCCAAATGTCGTAACCTACGAAAGGTAAGAAACCGTTCTTAAGATCAAGATAGGTACGGTTACGTTGGCGCTCTTCACGCACCAAAATCTCTGGTGTATAAGTGGTAGGAGAGTCTACTCTCTGACCAAGTACTTTATCAATATTATTAGTATTATAGCTCATTAGTGAAATCTTTCTTTATTGTATTAGTTATAATTTTAACTCTATCTTCTACAGAACCCATTACATAAACAAGTTTATCTGTAGGCATTGAATGATGTTTAATATAAAAATCAAACTGCTTTACAACTCCGTCAAAAAACTCTTTACCTACACTTCTTTCACCATCATCTTTTATTTCAAGTTCAGGTACAACATAGAATATTTTATCGTATGTTTTGATCAATTGTTCGTATATAGTTAACGCTGCTTGATATACTTCTTTATTAACTTGACCTTTTTCATAGAAGTATGAAGTATAAGCAATACCGTCTAAAACACCTCTATCTAAGATCCAGTTACCCGGAGTTAAGCCATACTCTAAATGACGAGCCATTACAAGATATTGAGTTAAAGAATTACCATTTTCGTTAATAGGTATAAGGTCTTTTAAACCTCTTGTTAGATTAGTCCTAAATGAAAAGTGATTGTCATCTAAGAACACATCATCTTTTAGAGCTTTTACTAACGTTGTTTTACCTTGTGAATGAGCACCGCAGATTGCAGCTTTATAGTTTGATCTCATAGTTTATTATTTAATAGGCTTTTGCGCATAAAGCCAACCCAATTTTGAATAGCCAAATCATGTAAAGCTTTAACATATTCATCTAAACTGTTAAACGTAGAATAGATATTGTGACTATAGAACTCTTTTTCAGCCACTACTTTACCGGCATCAACTTGAGGTATAACTTCATGAATTACATGTCCGTGTTGATAATAAGGTCTTTCAGCATGGTTAAACCATACTTTAGCTTGCGGGTCCTTACCTTTTAATTCAGGAAACTTAGTAATAAGACCTGGATGTCCGTTATATATTTTATATCTACTGCAAATTTCTGGCGGTAGTATACGGAGGTAACCGTGAAGAGTAATAATATCGGTATGTCTAATAGCTTCACGATATTCTTCTACGGTTGGTTTTTTGGGTAAGAATACAAAACGATCAAAACATTTCTCTAAAAGATTAGGATTAATTTTATCCATATCTTCAAAACTTTTATTAGTTATGATTACATCCGGAAACCTGCCGATACTTTTAGATATCTCATATATCTCAGACCCACTCTGAGAGAAAAATGTTTTCCAGATTAAAGTACGTTTCATATGTTTAGACGATACCCTATTGTATTATCACTAAAGAAAATTACAAGTGTAAAGTCAACAATACCGTGTTTTATTAGGTAAGGTTTGACGTCAACAAGCTCTCTTACCGGGAGTTCTTCATTACGAATACAATCCCAAAAACAATAATCCCGGATATGAACAGAATTGGCCAGTAAGTGAGGATAGTTTGCATGTACTGAATTAGTTATAGCTTCTAAAGTTGTCATCCATTAACGTAATTTCTAAACTGAGCTAAATTATTTGCAATGATTTTTTCCTGTGTTTCATCTGGTATTACATCTAATAAGTCTACAAGTTTGGTAGATTCTTTCTTCCAATTACCTATTGCATTAGAGTATTTTACTTTTTTAATACCATGAACTATAGGAGATGAGGTATCTAACGTCTCAATCCAGTTATACTCTGGTCCTTGATAGAAACTAAACTCTCTTGGGTGTGCACAACCTAATAAGTGATGCGGTTTCTTTGTATTAATAATACCGTCATTCATTAATTGATTAAGTGTCATTACTCTACCCATCATATAAGATACCCATTTGTTAGGGTGAGGAAACAATTTAAGATAGTAAGAATAGTCAAATGAAATAGCTAACTTATCTATACCAAGTTCTTGATCTAATGTTACATAGCATTTAACTAACTCACCGTAAGTTTTACCCTGTACAACACCAATAGTGCTTGAATTACTTAAAAAGTCCCAATCTTTCCATAAGCACTTTTTAGCTAAGTCAATTGTGCCTTGACAATCTTCTAACACATCAGGCACAATAAATTCTCTCGGTTGTAATGCCTGGACCCAGTAAGCATACTTTTTAGGGTCAAAAGCTTTACCTAATTCAAAGATAGAATTATCTAATAACACATGTCTACCCATAGCAACACTATCCTTAAAAAACTTGTAGTATTGAGGGTGTGTTTCAAACAAATGCACTAAAGCATAGTCGTAGTCATTGTATGTACGAGAAATCTCTAACATACTTAAAGGAGATTCGTGAGATATTTTAATCATGAGAATATATCAAATAGGTCTGTTGTTACTTCGTTGGTTAAATCTGGTAATCGCC